GTCCATTTTGCATCATCATGGTTTGGGTTAAAAGCTGCTGTTCGGGCGGCGACATTTGGAAACGTTGTGGGAAGCGCACTCCCTTGAGTTGGAGAATCTCCAGAAGTAACTTCTGCGGAGACATCTGCAACATCATTAAAGCGTCGGGCTGTCCGAGAACAGCGACCAGCACTTCCTTGAGTGTTTCTGCAACGTAACCCTTCTCTGACGGCAGCGTTGCGTCAAAGAGCCGAAAGTCAAACGAACCTTGCAAATCTTCAGGTTTCACCGGCTTGAGCTGCTGGTAAACCGCAGGGTCAGCAGCCGTGCCGAAGACGCGAACGAAGGTTTCCACCGACATGCCTTGGCGCAGGTTCGCCAACATATCACGTCCAAGCGGCTCCAGCGCGGTGTAGTAAAGCACCGTAGCAACCGTCTTTAAGCGAGAAGTTGCAGAGTTCGTCACCGCGCGGCTCTCCGTGGCAGACCTGCGGCCAACATTGTACTGCCCCATCATGTTGTCGTTGATACCGGTCGTCGTCTGCAGCAAGTCTTGAATCACGGCGGCGTCGTTCAGGTGGCCCGCGGTAACGTCGGAAACCTGGAGCTGTTTAATCCAGCGGTCAATTCCAGTCCGAGAAGCCCCAGGCGTCGTGCGGATAACTGGCCGATGGTTCTTGATATCTTCCATGTTAATCCCCTCTGGGTCGACAACAAGCTGGTTCTGGATGATGCGGCGCACGGAAGTGATGTGGGAGTTAACCAACCAACTCACCACTTCTTGCATGGAATCGACGGTTTCCAAAATGCCAGAGTTCAACAGATGGTGCAAATCAGGGTTGAACTCGCCGAGGTAGTACGTGAAGTTCCCATGCGAGTAATTCAATCGCTCGCAGCGAATCACGCGTTGGCAGTTGGCTACCCACACAAGGAAAACTACCGGCGTCGTCTCCGGCCCAAGCGGCTGGTCGCCAACCATCCACTTAGAAGGAATCAGTTTGACCTGCATTTCCGTAACCAACATCGGCGACTGCTTGTCCTTCACCAAGAAGGAAGAAACTTGGTCAGTCACCTGCGTCGAAATAAAGCGGGAACGCCGATGGCCGGAGCTGTCCAGCAGGGCGGAAGTGAACGACTGCACAAACTCGGTGCCCGCCACGTTTCCTGCGGCGGAAAGGTTTGAAAGCTCAGCCCACGAAAACTCGTTGTCGTGCGCCACAAACTCACCTTCTTGAAAACGGCCTAGAGGCAGCCGAGTGTCGGGGAAGAAATGATACGGCGAGACATTCAGCAGCTTGTTCCCTTGGAACGTCACCTGCTCCTCCTGCGACTCTGTTCCACCGCCATAGGCAAACTCGAAACCAAACATCGACATCTTCTTGGGCGGTTGTTTCACCGTCACCTGTTTCCGCTCCTCCTCCCAACTACACTTCATGACCCCAACGCCGAAGCGAGCGGTGTCGACCAAGAACTGATACATCACCGCGGGAAACTTGTTCTTGTCCAGGTCTCGTTGAAGCAACCCCTCGGCCAACCGAGCAGAATTTTCCGCCTCGGGACTATTGCCGAGCAGTTCAAAGAAGAACTCCCGCTGGAAATACAGCGAGAAGCAGAACGCCACAAACGTCTGCACCTGCGAATACCCGAGCGGAATGACTTGCTTTTCCGGTGCCTTCTTTTCGACTTGTTTCTTGTCCTGCGTATCGCGGATGTCTCGCACGCCGCGATAAACCGCGTCAAAGTGGTCCCAAGATTCATACTTCTCTTGCATCTTGGACCGCGAAAGGCTGACCAAACTGTTCACATGCTCCGTAAGCTTTTTGTTAAACTCTGAAGGTTGCTCCAGCGCAAGGTCATCTAGGATAAATTTTTCCATAACAGGTTCAATGATTGAATCTCACTCCGGCAAAAGTTTGGCCGTGATGTGAACGTTTCCCGTGTCGCAAACACCGAAAAGGTCAAAGTTAGGTGGCACCAAAAAGTTGAGCGTAGCGTGCTTACCGCCAGGGGTGACACCGGTGATGGTTCCCACGCCAATCTTTTGGAGCAAACTGCCCTGCGCGATGTAGAACTCAAAGTTCGTTGTGCCTGCGGTTTGGTCAAAGATGAGACGCACATTGCAGTTCCATCCGCGCTTGCCCGCACTGAAGAACGGCTGCAAGTCACCAACCTCAGTTGGAAACGAGGCAACCACGGTAAGGTCGGTGTTAATCCACCTTGCCTCTGGTTCTTTATCTTGGATTTCGTCAGCCATAAGAATCACGCACACACACAGGGTAGATTCTCAGGACGCCGAAGCGCCAAGTCAGTTTTTGCGGTCAGTGCGCTCACGTTGGTCTTGATAGTAATTGATTGTTGCTTGGGCGGTTGCCAGACGTTCGACAGTGTCGACCAACCGGTCGAGTGCCTTGGCTTGCACCGTTTGGCGTTCCTCAACAATGACAACTCGTGTTTCCATATTTCGCCATAACATGGCGATGGTGGCAACCATGCCGACGAACGTCAGGACGTTGCCAAGGGTAATTGTTCCGTCAAAGCGAATAGATTTGTTTCGTTCGTTTTGTTCTGCCATAACATTCCATTGTGCCTACTGTTATGTCCATGCAGGGCGTGAATTCCAAACTCCGTCGTCACCATAAAAACCAAGCGCCGGGCATTGGTTTGTAAAATCTTTGGTCATCTGCAACCGAACTTCCTCGAAGATTTCGGGGAGAGTGGCGGTGGGCCACTTGTCTAAGGCCCAGAGTAACGCAGCGGTGAAGGCACCGTTGTGGGCACCGTCGAGGGCAAATTGGTCCGGCGCAGCGGCGCAAAAGAGTGCAACGTTAGCGGTCGGCTCGCCTTTCAACCGGGCGACTGGACGAACCGCATCAACCGTAAGCTCACCCGCAGCGCGGACACGACCAAAAGCAGTGCTTCGCATAAGACCAGCAGCGTGACAGCAGTCGAAAACGTAGAGCACATTCACGCCGGCTGGCCACGCGCACATGAGATTGTAGAACTCATTGTCATCTAGCAACCGCTCTGCGAAGACGAAGCTCTCGATGGTTTGCAAGAGGTACTTCGCGCGGGCACCGTGCCCAGAAAAAGAGAAGGTGACGCGGTCGCCAGGCTTTACCAATTTTTGCGCTTCTGTGTGGTCTGCCACAAAATTTTGGGCAGTCGCATCCAGAACAAGGCGGTAAGGCGGGACAACCGCGCCTATGGACGAGAACACCCCCGCATACGAATTGAGCCGAGGAGTAACCTTGGAAGCACCGCGCTGAAGTGCAATGGCAGACATGGCAGCCGCGTCGTTGCAGCAACCAGCAAGCGGGCCTCCCCAGCCACCGTGTGAGGCCGGGTCAACCAAGTTCAATCCGTATGCGAAAGCAAGGTTCATTTGACGGGGCGAATGTCAACACCGCCAGGCACCAAGCTGGCAGCGACGAGAGCGTTCACAAGTTTCGGGTCAGCCGCCTTGGCACCTGCCGGGATAACCCAGACCAACGAACCGCGCGTAGCAACCGCGCCAGCGTCTTGCAGCTTGGCAACCACGAAGTCCTCGGGCACCTGCTTGAAGGTCAGGCCGATGGCGACGGTCCATTGACCAGTGACGGTGTCGTAAGTCCCGCCAAGGTTGACCGCGGTGTTGGTGTTGATGTTCAACCCAACATTCGCGCCCACCTGGCCAGCCTCGTTGTAAGAGGCGTTGACGCCGCCTTGCGGACGGCAGGATGATGCGGTGAGCAGCAGGGCTGCCACCAAACCAGCGAGTGTGATGTAATGTACCTTCTTCATGGTTTATTTTCTCCGAACAACTTGTCTTCGATGCGCTTGATGATTAAGTTGTGAGCCAGCCAAGCAAGCACACCAGCAACAAGGCCGAACCCAATGGATTTCACAACGAACACCCGAACAGGTATTTCGCCGCGAGTGGCAAGTAGAGAGTAAACCAAGGCGCCACAGAGAATGACAGAAACGGGAATCCAGCGGTTGTCCACGAAAGGCAGCCACTTGAGCAGATAGCCGATGGCGAGACAGATGACAACAGTCAGCGCGCCGTTGGGCAACGCATTGAGCCAAGTGTCAAGCTGCAGGAGTTGTTGGACGAGTTCGTTCATGGCAGTTTAATGTTGTGGATTGCGTTGAAGTTCTCCGGTGAGCGAGGAATGGTGTTTGTCCAGACGTTCGAGGGCGGACTCTCCAGTCCTTGGTTGTTCCGGGCGGTGATGAAGAAGCGGTCACCAAAAGCGGAGGCAACGAAGGGGATGGCGTAGACGGTGTTCGTTCCGAGAACAACTGGCGCACTCCAGTTGGTCGTTCCCGCGTCACCACGATAGAAGTTATAACCAACCAAACCATGTGCCACGGGCTGCGGATACGCGTCCCAGGTGAAGCGGATGGTTTGTGCACGACAGCTTACAGCAGTAAGCGCGATTAAGAGGAGTAGGATGTTTTTCATTGGATTTCGGTGGGTAACGGATTAGTTACCGTGTAAAACGTAGGCCAATAGGTGTTTGTTGCAAGCCCGGCACCTTCCAAAAGACTAACATAATTCGAGATAAACGTTGAATCCATCCAAAGGCCAGCACCTTCGTTTGCCCAGTTGACCAAACTATTCGTGATAATCACAAAAATTGGATTGCCACTGTCGCCGCCTACGTGGAAAGGATGGTCTTTGCTTTTCCAATTTTGGTCTGTAAACAAGCCAACTTGTCCATGTTGACAAGTGCGGAAAATTGGTTGTGTAAACTGTTGAATGGAACTTGAGAAGACGAAATGTTGGTACACGTTTGAATACAAACCAACAATAACCGGTTCAATCGAATCTGGCACATCTTGCGAAAACAACACCAAAGCATGGTCGGTTGAAGCAGTGTAAGCACCACGCGTAGCTGTTACTTGAGCAGCATAACGTGTGCCATCACGAGCAACAAAGTAAATGTTTTTGCCAACAAGCCCAGTGGGATTTCCATAGACATGACCAGAACTATAAGCAATTCGCTTTGACAAAAGCGTCCATTTCCACGGAAAGCCTCCATTGTCATCTGCGGTTTGGCTCATTCCAGTAAAGCCTTTGACATCAAAAAGAATGCAGTTCGTGTTCCATGCCCAATTGGTTGGCGTCCAGCTTGTCCATAAGTATTGGTCACGGATGGAATTGGTTAGTCGCCAGGCTTCCTGTGCCGCGGTATAGATGAAGCTGGAAGGATGATAGTCCTTTAAGACGTAGTAACGATAAGTTGACGCAGAGTAAGGAGTACTTGTTCCCTGGACACTAACCTTGTAAACCGCTGACGTGTTTTGAAGCGTATAGAGTAGCAAGAAAGTTCCATCGTTGGTTGGGTAAAAAGTTGACCCTTGGAGGTAACCTTGATTTGTGGTTACCAAGGACCGAGAAAGCACAATAGTGTTAGTTGGCAACACTTCATTATAGGAATACCGATAAGTGCCAAACAGGACGTCAAACGGAAAGCAATAAAGACCGTTAGTTAAAACGGAGCTTAACGCATTGGTTTGCCCAGCAGTAATAATCTGTGGTTCTCCTTGTGCAAGAGTGACTGGTGGCTGTGGTAAGTTGCTACCCGCAAACTTACCCACCAAAAAAGCAAGAGTGAAGAAAACGTTCATGGATTCACAAAGCGATAAGTTCCTTTGCTGTTGTTAAACAGCATTGCAGAAAAGTCTGCATTGGAGGACAAAACAACAACCTGGTTAAAATACGTATTAGTGGAACAATAAGGATTACTAGTCATTGCCGCTGTCCCGCGAGAAAAGCGTGCGGTGTTAACCCTATAAGTAGGACCACCACTGTTTAGTGGAAACAAACCACCTGCCCCTGGGTAGGTAGTCAAAAGACCGCCTTCAAAAGTAACCGTTGTGTTTGTTGCGAACGTAATGCTTGGAGCAGACAGTCGAAGCAAAGGCGCGTTAAAGGTTAGGTCAAGCGTGTCGTAAGTAAACGGACTCGCTGCACTGTAAAAGTAGTTTCCAGCAATTTCGCGTGTTGCTTTTAGCCTAACCACATTTGAGCGTGCTAAATAGCTAGTTTCGGTAACCATTATGTAAAGGCTTGGCAGCGAACTAATAACGTAAGCATCAATGTTCACAGTAGCATTGGTGGCGTCGGACATGTTCAAAAGCATGTTTGTAAACGTGCCCTCGCCTTTCACATTTAATTCAAAACCAAGCGGCGTTACCAAGTTGTTTTTTCCGATTGCAAACACGCCTTGGTCTAACAAACCACCACCATCGACCACAACACCTTTTGTGAAGTACCAATCCACGCCCGGTTTACCAAGCCTGTTTGCAACAAACGTTCCACGCAATACACAAATCGTTTGGCCGTTCGTAGCCACATTTTGCGCACCAAGCAAGGTTTGCTTTGGATAGTCAAAAGTGCCGGGCTGATTGTCGTTTCCTGCAATTCCATCAACAAAGATGGTGTTCAGGTTGAAAGTGTTCCAGTTTGTATTGGCATACTGATTTACCACGTTGAATGTGTTGGTAGCCAAGACAACATTCGTCACCGCAACACCCGTGCCATCAATGAAGGTGGTCGAGTTCGAATGACTGACCGACACTCCACTGCGCCCCACAAGGTTCTGGCGAAAGACTACATCCTGCTCAGACAGCCCATAGGGATACGGCGTGGTGGTAGGTGAATACGGCTGCGCAAACGCGCACGAGGCGAACAGAAGTGAGAGAAAGAATTTTTTCATAACTGATTCAACGGTTGAATTCGTCCAGCGAAGTTTCAAGGCGTGGGAACTCCATGTCTTCGACGGCGGTATTACCGATTGCCTTCGCGTCAATCCAACGGGGACGACCGAGTATCATACGGTAAAGGTTTTCCATCATGTGGTCGTTCTCGTCGATTGGACGATTGGTCTTTTCGTCCCACATGTATCGTTCAATTTCCCACAGTGTCTCGCGGAGATGTGGGGAGAAGTAGAGGAAGTTCTCCTTTTTCAACGCCTCCTTGACCTTGAGGATGCCGGTAGCGAGGTCTTTTGGTGCCTTCTCGACGAAGACGCCGTGGTTTGCAAACTCGTCCGCGATAGTGGTGTCTGTGATTGGGTCACGGATGAAAGCGAGTGGGTCGCAGCGGATGGCGGAGACGTAGAGACCGCGGAAACGTTCGACGATGAGTTGTGACAGCTCAGCAATTGTCACCTGTTCAAAAATTTCATCGTAAATGAATAGTTGACCCAATGGGCTAACGGCACCGAAAAGGACCGCATGGGGAGTTTGCGGATGCGGGTCGATGTAGACGACCGCGGTGTAGTCTTTCGGCGGGAGGTTGTAGTCTTGCCAGCCAAACGGCACTTGCTGCAGGATGTGACGGGCGGAGTTGAACTCTTTGTAGATAAGTCCTGCAAACTCAAGTGGGATTCCGTTAATACGGCAATCCTTCTCGTCTTTGGAGAGGCTGTTTTCGAACTCTTGTATAGCCTCTTTACTGAGATAGGGATTGTCGTAGGTGGACCCAGAGATTGCCCAACGATTGGTGGCAGTAATGGAAGGGACGTCATGGTTGGTGTTCGCAGTGCTGCGAGGGAAGAACATGTCGTTAATCCAAACCTCTCGCAAGGGAGTGAGGGTGAACCAAGCGGAACCGTTACGGTCAATAAGGCCACGCGAAGCGGCTTTCCACATCTTTTCGGGACAGGGTTCGTCAACGTGGATGAAGTCGTAGTCGACGGATTCTACGCTCTGCGGGTCGTTGACCCAACTTTTGACGGTGTTGAAACGGAGAATAGAGCCGTTGTGGCAGACAACTTCGTCGATAACGCCAGAGGAGTTACGGCTGGTGGACTTGACGAAGTTGGGCGGTAACATCTGCCAGAGCTTACCAGGTGTGCCACGCTGGGAGGTCCAGACTTCGTCAACGATGTCGAAGTCGGTGGTAATGACGAGGCCTTTGGTGGCGTGTTGCGGAAGGCCGAGGGTGCGAAACGGGCTTCCCTTCGGGTACCAAGGACGCTCGTTGAGCAGCCAGGCACAGTCTTCAGCGGCTCCCATCTTGGACTTTCCGAAGCGGTTACCTGCGCGAACCATCCGGCGTTTCTTGTCTCCCGCAGCGTGAAACTGATGCTGCTTAGGATGCGGTCGGTAGGCGGCGAGGCCGAAAGACTCAAGGAGAGAAATCTTTTCACGGAGCAACTCAAGGCGACGTTGCTTTAGGATGGTTGATTCGCCAGAAAGTGTCATCGACTGGCTCCTTCCAGTTCCTTGGCGCGAGTTTCCAACTTCGCAAGTTCTGCGTCGATACTGTCGATGCGAGTGATGGTGCCCTTCACGTTGGCGGTAATGTTGAGATTCTCTGTTCGTTGCACAGGCTTACCAAGGTAACGGTCAAGCAGGTCTTTCGCACACGCAGCGCGGACAGAGCCGAGTTGGTTTGGGTCATCGCGCAACTGGATAAGCGTAAAGACGCTGTTCTTTGCTTCCAGTGCGATAACTTCATCCACGAGCTTGTCACCCGCGTCGGCCAACTTCTCAACCAGCATATCCTGGAACCACGGCTGGCGAGTAACCTGCGAAACCCACGGCTCTGAGTAGCCTGTCTGCTCCGCAATTTCGCGGTTGGACAGCCCTTTCAGTTTCAAGAGAAGGAGGATTCTGTGCTCCGGCTTCTCACGCACTATTGCGAATGTCGGGGGAGGAACACCTCTGAACCTGTCCGACATGGACTGGACGTTCGTGTCGTTCCGCAAAGGGCTGTTCTTATACAGCTGCGGATTGCCCGCCGGTGGGTCAACCACTTCCACCGGCACAAACGCTTCATCTGGACGCAAGCTAGGCATGGAGTGTTGCACAAGCCATACGGCGGAGTGCCTCGGGTCCCAAACTTACCGGAGACGCCCCGTCCGGGCGAGCAGGACGAACCACCATTCGTGCAAGCAAACGGCGGCGCGGAAAGCTCAAACCCTCCTTCTCTGGAAAGCTCAAATGCTCGTTCACCTCCGCGCTCCGTTGCTCGTTTGCTGGTTTCATCCTACGCTCACCTTACCACCCGTTCGCCCAGGCGTCAACAACTCTCATTTGCTCATTCTCTCAAATGAGGATTTGAGGAGAAGTTTAAACCGTAAAACGGGAGTGAAGCGATGATACTAGACGACCCCACCCAGCCGAGGGGAAGGTAACCCCCGGCGGAAAATGGCCGTGTTCTTGGGCCTAAAAGCTAAGGCACGGCTGGCGGGGATTAAGATACGGGTTCTTTGATAATCAAATTCTGAAATGCGCGGCTCGCGCTGGTCGGATGACCGGGCGAGAACCACGCCAGAATCTTGAAAGGAACCTTGCAGAGAAAGGAAATAGTATGGCAAAGAGCAAAACGGATTGGGTCGAGGCGCGCGCCAAGGCGGCGCAAGACCTTGGGCTGAAGGAACCTAAGGACCAGCAAGCGCATTTGCTGCTGGTGACCCGCGAGTTCAAAGCGGCGGTCGCGGAGCACGGCTCCGACTGGAGCAAGGTGCACGCGCATGTGCGCGGCATCGGGCACGGCTTCGGCATGAATGCGAGCCAGTTCAATCAGTGGCTTGACAAGGCCGAGGGCGGAGTCAAGGCGGAAGTGCTCGCCGACTTGGACATCTAATCCACAAGGCCCGGGGAGGTGACTAACCCGGGCCAATTCTTGAAAGACCATGAAAGCCCAACAGCAAGAGTTCAGCATGCAGTTGAGAACGGCCCGGCGAGTGGTTCGGCGAGTTGCCGAAGACATCGCACTGGCATTGGTGCAGAATCCTGACATCCGCATCGCGGAGGTTATGGAACACGAGAAGACCATCGAGCAAATCGAGGAGCAGTTGCGGACGCTGAAGCGTGACCAGCAAATGCGGACCCGCGATTTGATTCGGCTGGTGAGCTACTAAGCACACGCCCGCTCCGGGGAAACCTGGGGCGGGCTTTTTCGTCGGTAGGGTTCAATGGTTGAATCCGTTTTAAGGCTCTCCGAGGCTGCACGGCGGGGCTAAGGAGTTTCTCCCGCGCAGTTGTTTGGTGCCCCCTTTTCTTTTCTAACTTCCCCTTCTGGACCGAGACCGGACCGAGACCGAGGTGCGACAGCAGCTAGCCCACGGCAGGCCGGGAGGATGGTGGTTCTTTGAAAGCGGCAGGTCGGCTGACGGCGAAATTGGGTTGCGATAGCAGCCCGCGCCAACGGCGGCGATGACCGCAGAAGGACCTAACGGAGACAACCTTATGAAGAAATACACCTCGTGGAGCAAGACGGAATGGACTGAGTTTCGCGCCCAGTGCGCCAAGGACCTTGGCTTGACGGATGCGAAAGACCAGAAGGTGCACGGCCTGATGGTGGTGCGCGTGCTCAAGGGGCTGACGGAAGAGTTCAACGGCGATTGGACCAAGGCGTACAGCGCGTTCCGCGCTATCGGTCATGGTCTTGGTTGCAACTGCTCGCAGTTCAATCAGTGGTTGGCGAAGGAAGATGGCGGTGTGAAGGCTGACATCATCGCTAACCTCGACGTGTAAGCAGGTTGTAGGTTCACCCACAAGCCCGGCTGACTGAAAAGTTGGCCGGGCTTTTTTCGTCCCGGCGAGCGGAGGAGGGCAACCTAAGCGTAGGTTGGCGGCAACCTAGCTCGACGGCAGCCCCGCCGGGCCGATGATATGGGAAGGGAACCTAAAGCTAGGTTAAGCCAACCTAGAAAGTTGTTGCGTTAGTCCGTAAGTGTGTCGCCGACCGCCGCCCTATGGGCTGCATGAACACGGTTTTGACGGCACATCTGACAAGAAGCCCTTTGTCAAGCCTCTGTGAAATCCTATGTGAGAACCTAACCTGATTCCTATCAGTATTTAATTTTTTTTTTTTCGTCACGTAGGGAGGGGAGGTGCTTTATACGGGAGGTGGGACCAGAGGTTAACCTAAGAGCCTCTTAGACTAGCCATCCTCGGTTGCGGTTGAGGTTGAGGTCAACCCCTACGGCGGAGCATGGGCCATCATCGTCGGCGACACACTTACCAACCAACGTCACAGCAAGCTGACAAAATTCCGCCATCTAGGACTAGCCGCGCCGCGCCGCGCTGTGAAGCAGCGGAAGACCGCGGAAGACAGAAGACAACTAACGCGAACCCGCTCTATGCCGTAAAGCGGCAAAAAGCGCCAACAAGGCTCCGCAACCTGAAAGGTTGAAAAGCGGGAACCCTCCCGCAACGTGCAGCGTTGGAAAGCCGAGGGTCGTCTTCCGCCCTGCCAGACGGATTCAATCGTTGAACCTTACCGCGCAGCAAGGCCGAGGAAAGCCGTTTCGGCTGAGATGCGGTTCAGCCCTCTAGGTTTGAGGAACCTAGAGCGCGGCGGGTCGGGGAGGCTCAAAGGGGCGGAGCACTGGCCGAGGCTAGGTTCGGGCACGTTGCTCGGCACCGCTGCAGCAAACGCTATGCCATTTCTGCCCTGGGTTGGCGAATTTTGGCAACAAATGTCATGCCAACGGGCGTTCCGCGTTGGAATTTTACTGCCCTAACCGGCTCTAACCGGAAAAATTACTACTTGCAACCCAGCTTGAATGTGCTATATTGTGGCAGGCCCAGAGTAGGGCAACCGAGATGAACACGACCATGACAACACCGATTGAAATTCGCGGCAGTGAGCATTGCCTCGTGTCGCAAGCAACCCGCAACCTCACCTGCGGCTTCACCGCTGAACAACTGCTCGGCTATCGTTTCTTTGCTGAGTTTGACTCTGCTGGTTTTCCTGCGTGGACGTTCGAGTTAGGCTCAGGAAGCGGCTTGCGAGTTGACCTCGACCTCCACGGCGGGGCGACTGCCAAGTCAGCCAAGAATCTCCCGTTGCCGCAGGCTGAACCTTGCAAGTCACTCGCTGCGGCAGGTCTCCGCCTGCGGAATCGTTTTGCATGGCGGGATGTCACACCTCGACAGGGCAGTCTTCGCGGACTCCGCCATGTCATCGGACAGCTCATTGCGACCGACGGTATCCGCGGACTGCTTCGTCGAACCGACGGCTCTTTCTTCATCTGTCACCTCACCAATTTTGTGGAAGAACGGTCAGCTTCCACAACCCCACGACGCGGACATCTGAGTCCGCTGCCTGCGGGGCTAGTTGTCTGACCTCAAGTTAAATCCAACATATGGCTAAACAAACCATCATCGCATCGCCGGGAACTGACTCCTGTGACCTGTGCCAAAAACCGCTTCGTCGCTTTGACACATTCTACGACGCCAACACTCGCCAGGGCTGGGGTTGGCTTTGCCGTCAGTGCTTCCAGTTCTACGGCCTCGGACTTGGCACCGGACTTGGACAGGAGTTCAACGCGAAGGATAATGTCAAAATCAGGGGTTAACATGAAAAACGACCTCGACTTCATCAAGACCGAATCCCAGTGGCCACTTTGGCCGTCTCTTCCACTCAAACGGAAGAGTAAAACTGGCGGTTGGCCGGAACTCGCCACGTTGTTTTCACCCGCGGAAACACTCAAGGCGTTTCCAAACGACCCGTTGCCGTATCGCATTGTCATTGACAACCTCGACGGAACCGAAGTTAAACACCAAGGCTTTGCCACAGCGCAGTGTCTCCTCGACGCTGGATGGATTGTCGACTGACCTATGAAAGACGACCCTGACTTCATTCCGCTGCGTGTGCAACGCACCGGCCCCGGTTGGTGGCAGAAGCAAGTTGAAGAGAACTGGGCTGACATCCGTCAAAAGCACTGGCTTTCGACCGGCCGTTGGCTCCCGATTGACCCGCCGTCGGAGCGGGTTGTAACACAATCCGACAAGCGTAAAACCGGACCACGCAAAAAGCGTTCGGAGAAACAAAAGAAGCTAGACGACATACTAAAAAACCTAATCGTATGAAACCCCAAAACATCATCGCACAGTTCGCCTCCGCCGAACCGCCATCCATTGTGCTCAATGCGTTTCGCCCGAACGGGACGGAAGCTGAGGTCGACCAGTTCTGGTTCTACCTCAACCAAGACGACCTCTTCCAACAAATCGTTGGTCTCGACGGGAGTGAAAAGACCTACGCTCAACTACACGATGGTTGGACTCGCCTCGTGAACCGGTTCCCGCAGTTCACTGCGCTTTACAACCGCACCATGGCCACCAAGGAGTTGTTCGACGGCATGTCCAAAACCAGCCAAAACTCCGCCTTCGTTGTCGCCTTCACCGCGATGTATCACACCGACGAGGCTGTCGAATCTCATCCTAAGCTCAACAGCCTTATCGAGAAGTTCAGTCAACTCGACCACATCCGTCAAAAGGCCATCATTGCCATGACGATTATTCAGTCAGTCGACTTCGCCGGCTTCGGTAACGTCGCCCGTTCTCGCGCCGTCCTGCGTAGCCAGCTCACCACCCTGCGCGACCCGAACGCGACGTTCACCCACGCACTCATCCGTGACTTCTGTCTCCTTTCGATTCACCTCGAACTCGCCAAGGAACGTCTCGATAAAATGCTCGAAACCTGCGAGTCGATTGAAAACGACGAAAACAACATCCCCACCACACCGCGGTTTAACCCCAACTAAAACTACTATGGAACACATCATCAAACTCCGCTTCGAGAAGTCCACCAAGAACACCCACAAATACGAGGAGGTTCCCAGCGAAGGGAAACCGCCTGTTCTCGGGCAACTCTACATCCAGAAATGGGCGTTGCCGTCCGCCGCTCCGTCCAACCTCGTGGTCAAAATCACCGAACCTCAAGTGACCATCTAACCTCCACTCCGTGCTGGGAGATTCACCACCTCCCAGCACGGATTCAACCATTGAATCGCACTATGCTAACTTTCAGACGCGATGTTCACCGCCATGTTGGTACGGCGGTCGCACCTCTCGGGAACGTCATCGCGGTGGGCACTATCACCCACTTCGACAATCTTCCGGCGGAACAATCCACTGGCTACCTTACGTTATTCCAATCCAGCGGAGTCGACGACGGTGCCTACTACCCCGCACAAGACCTCCGCATCCACGGCCGTGAAAACCTCACCGCTTTACGCGACCTCTGCAACGACCTTCTGAACAGTCAACATCCAAAAATCAACCTCGAAAAACAATGAACACTCCGTCTACTGAAACTCCCAAGGGCACCACTCGCATCACTCGCACTTGCCTGTCCTGCAAGAAAGACATCTCCATTTGGGTTCCGCTTGACGGCTTCCGCAAGTGGCAGCATGGTGAACTCATCCAGAACGCCATGCCGAACGTTCCCGCCGGTGACCGCGAACTCCTCATTTCGGGTTTCTGCTCCACCTGCTTTGACAACCTTTTTGGTGAGTCATGAAACCGAAACCTCTCCTTGGACCGAAGCCTCCTGTCCAGGTTCCACCTGGTTGGAAATGGCTGACCAAATCGCAGACTCTCCGCGCCACCGACCTTTGGTTGGCGCAGGAGTCTGTTCTTCCTCACGGTGACATTCGTTTCTGGTCAAAAACAAACTCAGCTGACATCGGCAAGACAGTCGGCGAACGCACTCAACTTATCGAAGGCGGTCAAACCTACATCTACATCCGTAAAAATGAAACTTCCAAAGACTCCACAACTCCGTCTTGAATTCGTCAAGAAAAACCTCTACCCACTTTGGACCCACGAGGTTCCACTCGTTGCGGTCCTCAACCACCTGCCTCACATCGAGTGGGAAGCACAAGGACGGCCGTTCGTCCTTTCAGTGTCCACCATCGTCATGGTCGACTCTCTCCTTGCAGCGTATGACGTCGCCTACGGCAACACCATCGTCTACGACTCACGTCGCCGCAAGCTCACCCACGGCAAAGCACCCATCTTTGCTGACTCTTTCGTCATTCTCGACAGCTTCTTCGGCTTCGAAGGACAACCCGCAATCTACAAACGTCTAGCATGAGCAACCTTTTCACAGCGTCGCTTAGTCAACGCCTCGGTGTCACCATCAAGGTCGAAAAGCCTGACGGACTTTCCTTGCACTTCTATGAAAACGCAACAAATACCCATATTGTGGTCAACCACCGTGAAATGGGAAACCTCCTGCAAATTCTTGAGTCCATTGAAGAATTCCTCACAAAAGGAAAGCACAACAACAGCAACGTCCAATTCATTGCAGAACAAAAAGTTGCCATTGTCTGTCCACATTGCGGGCACGTCTTAACCCGCACCGCCACGTTCGACTCCATCGAGCCGCCAAACAACGGCGACCTCTCCATCTGTTGCAGTTGCGAACAACCGTCCTACTTCCAAGACGGTAAGCTGATTCTCCCGACTCCCGGACAGCTCCAAGCACTCCTTGAGTCGGAAACCTACAAAGACGCTTTGCGTCACCTTCGTCAGATGTCCTTCCCACGCAAAAATGACCCGTCAAAAAACTAAAACCTATGCGAAAACCAAACACGAAAACCAAACGTGCAACTAAAACTGAACCTCTCGACGAATACAAAGCTTTCAAGAGAGGTTACTACTTCGGCTTCAAAGACGGCGAAGAACGTGCCCGTCGAGAATCCTCTCCACTGGCATCCGGCCCGGAACGTTCCACGACGTCGGAACCCATGGACGAAGAGCGACCGACTTTTCGCAAAAACCTCCGCGCAGCACTTCTTTCCGTCGACAAAAGCATCAGCCTCTGTCGCCAAGAACGTGCAGCTCTCGATGAACGCTGCGCGAAGTTCGACAGTGAAATCGCAAAGCTAACGCAGAAGCGGTGTGAACTCCAACAAGAACTCCTTGCAATGGCACCCCGATGAAAACCTTCTACTTCACCTTTGGTCAGAAGTACCGCCACGAACAACATCCTGCTGGCGGACACCCGGATGGCTGGTTTGAAATCGCGGTTCCGAACGGCAGATACGCACAAGAACTCGCACGGGTTGTCATGTTCTCCATCTGCGACGAACTTTGGGCGAATTGGTACGCCGAAGAAGGCTTCACACCTAAGCTCTACCCAAAGGGTTGTCTCGCCCACTTTGACGTAACCGTCCAACGCAAACCTTAATCTCAACCCATCCCACAATGCCACGTCCGTCACATCCCTCAAATCCTCATTTGCTCAAACCCTTAAATGAGCAAATGATTTTACTTGCGGTTTGAGGCGGACGTGGTATCCTCGTTTTCACCAACTGAGCATCTGAGCAAATGAGCGCAATTCTAGCCACACTCTCATCCCTCGGTGTAGGCCGCCGTGACGCGGAAACCTGGCGCGTACTCAACCCTGCGCCACGCGGTGAAATCCGTGGCATCCCAACTTTTCGTGGCCGTATGGTCGCCACCAACGGAATCCTCTGTCTCATCGAGCGTCCCGCTGAACCATCCGTCCTCGGCCACTTTGACTCTTTCATCGTAGACAAAGACTCTCCCGCACCAAAACCTACTGCTCTCCGCTCGGCAAAATCCACGGCGCATCAAGTCACACTTAACGCCATTCTAAAGAACCTCATACAATGAAACTTCCACTCTCAGTCTCACGCATGGCGGGCTTCATCAGTCGCACCCGCTTTGGCAACCGCGCTTTCACCAGCGTTCAACCTCTAGTCGTTCCCCGGGCTTACGAAGTCAAAGCCGAAGCGTCGTCCTACGACGGCACCGCCGGTCGACACTACATCGAAGTCGACCTCACCGCACTCTCTCCTACCTGGCCCGGCGGACAACCCGCCAACTTCATCCACGTCGTCCAGAGCAAAGGCCAACAATACCTCTGGGGCGTTGCACCCAACCGCTACGGCTACAACTCCGGCGAGGGTTACTCCACCGACAAAGTCATGCCAACTCTCTCAATCCAATCCACACTTTCGTGGGCCGACACCGTGATGAAACCTTCAACTGGAAAATACGTTTCGTATTACAAAACCCAAACCACCATCTATCGCCAAACCCTCCAGCTTGACTTCACCCTCACCAACAAATTCCGTCTCACCTTCCTAAACCAAGGCGAAGTCATTCTGGATGACCCCCACGGCAACGGCTACAATTCTCCAAAGCGGACCAACACCTACAACAACGGCCTTTTGGGTTACTTCATTCTCCCAAACCCAAACAAGCCAGACGACCTTTTCCAGACCGCG